TGAACTACCTGCATTACCACCTCCTGCAACAACTAAGTAGTCAACAGTATTGTCTGCCGCTCCACCTGCCACCGCTGATACTGTCCAAGTTCCTGAACTGGTAAATGTTACAATCTTATAATCACCTGATGTTGCAACACTTCCACCACTAGCCACAATAGCAGAATAATTTTCAGTTCCATAAAAATCACTCAGTAACATTTGACCTGAAGCGGGTACATCGGTTGCACCTGAAGGCACATAACTACCACCCCTGTAGTATTCACTCATACTTATAGGATTTGAACCTCCAAACTCAGTCTGAATTTCACTTAGTTTTAGGTCATCTCCTGATGCTTGTACTGCCATTATTTTTTCTCCAGTTTCTCTACTTTCGCAGTAAGCTCCTTGATTGACTCAATAAGTAATGCGTGTAGATTGTCATAATTTAGTGTCTTATACATTTTGCCATCATCTTTATGAAGTGGTAATTTTCTTTCATTTACTGCACAAGGCATAACCTTCTCAACATCTTGAGCTAGTAGACCTGCTGACTCCATTCCATTTTTAAGGTATTTATAAGTAACACCTGTAAGTTGAGCAACTTTGTCTAAAGCGTGGTCAATAGGGTTAATGTCATACTTTAGCGTTGCATCTGAGATAGTAGATGAGAAAGCAATAACATCATTATCAACATGTAAGTCACCATCAGCCTCAAGTCGCATTTCTGTGCCACCATTAACAACAAAATCTGTGTGTGTGTTATCAGACCACGTCATATAATCACCCGAATTAAGACCAATCGCTGTAAATCCCATAGTTGAGCAATCGCCCATTGAATGAGATAGATGTTCATTGTCTATACTGTTTGCGGCTAGATGTTCTGAATCTATAGCATCGTCAGCTATCTTAGTACCATCCACACAATCTGCTGAGAGGTGTGCCAAGTCGATTGAGCCATCAGTATAGTGTTCACTATTAATAGCATCATCTGCTATCTTTGTTCCATCCACACAGTCTGCTGAGAGGTGTGCTAAATCTATACTTCCATCAGTATAGTGTTCACTATTACAAGCGTCATCAGCGAGTTCTGCACCTGTGATTGCATCTGCCGCCATTAAAGCATTTGTTATATTATCATCAGCTATTCTTGCTGTTACCACCCAATCGTTAGCTGTGATAGCGTTGAGTTGTGTTTGAATAGCACTTGTAACACCATCTACATAGTTTAATTCAGCAGGTGTTGCTGTAACTACTGTGCCATCTATTTCTAAATCTGTTAAATCAGGTGAGATTTGCGCTCCACCATCTAACAGGTTGTCAATTGTATCTAAGTTTGTATTAAGCTTCGTACCCCAAGTATCAGCCGATGCACCTACTTCCGGCTTAGTCAAGGAGTATGTTGAAGTTGTTGTATCAGCCATTATTACTCTCCATTATTAAAAAGTTCCTTTCCATACTCGGAGTTTATCAAAATCGCCACTAAGAATCTTTCTCTTAACGACCTCCTTACGAGCTTGAACATCACCCCATTTGATACCTGCTTCGTCACACCACATTTTGATGATGTGAATTGGTATCGTTCCAACTAGCTTATTATCACCAGTTATACCAACCTTTGCTTTTCTGAGCTGTTCTGCCCTTTCAAGTGCAGGGTTGTTATCGTATGTACTCTCGACAATTATCTTACCTTGTTTTGTGTCGTGATGTACTTGTTCTTTAATTTTCATATCTTTCCTTTTGTAAGGTGGGGAGCTTAACTCAGACTCCCCATCTTAATGTTACCATGAAAGTGTGGGGAGATTAAGGAGGACTCCCCACAGCTCTATTCTACCTCATTACGAAGTAGACAAGTCTACAACCATTCCTGATGCCTTCTCATTTTTTGAAATAAGAGTCAACTCAGTCACTACTTGACGAGTTGAATTATCACCAGTTTTGGCTAGTTCAACATTCTTAGTACCTCTAAGAACACCTACTGCCCACATGTCATTCTGCATGATGTATAAATCACGAGAACGATTCTCCCTTGTAGGCATGAACTCAATAGTTCCCCAAGGAGTCACATAAATGTCCAAAGATTTAACAACTTTCTCATCACCTGCTTGAACAGTTGAACGTTGGTTGTTATTACCTGTGAACGCTAATGCTACATTCATCTGAAAAGCACTCAGATAAACAGTATCAGGTTTACCACCCTTCTCCCAAATGGACTGCATAGCCGCATCGAATTTAGCTTGAGTCAACGCAGATTGCGTTCCATCTGTACGAGCATCAGCTCCTGTTCCTGCCGCATGTGCGCCACCTGAACCCTTGTTTTGAATAGTAGAAGTAAACCAACATGGCGCTCCTGCTAATTCACGAGCCGCAGATGCTGAACCTGCTTCTCTTTTGTTGTTGTCAAAGAGTGCCTTCTCGATGTCGAGTTTTTGCTCTTTTGCAATCTTCAAAGTCTGATATGCCATCTCTGATGCACGACCTGCTTTATCTAAGCCTGAGTCGGTATCAGGAATAACCACCGCATTTTTAAAGATTTGTGTGTAATTACCTAGACGAGTGGTCGCAACTCTAGCTTCTGCTGTTGTTGCATCACCCTCTATATGAGCATTAGCCGCAGATGCTCTTAACGCATCTGTCTGCCACTCATGGTATGTGTTACTTGCTTTTACTTTCTTCGAGCTTGAGTAGAAAGGTGTTTCTTCAGGGGAGATGTCATAAATAACGTTCTCCAAGTCCTCACGAATACCTACTGCATCATAACTGTCGAAAGTATTACTTGGCTGTGCCATAATATTTCTCCATTAGTTTTGCATAATTAAATTGACAGCATCATCGATGCTACCAGTTTCCTTTAGTTTTGCCGATTGGCGTGAACGTATTTTCGCATTTGGAGTTGCCATTTTCTTAGCACCCGGCTTTACCATAGGTTTCGCAGACTTAGTTTTCACTTGGGCCTTTGATTTACCTGAGATAATATCCTGATACTTCATAGCATCGTGCAATACTTTAATCGCTCGATAGTCAGATATTTGGTCAATTTCCTGAGTAGTGTAACCATACTTAGATTGACCGGTTCTGACTAACTGCTCCCTTAATTTTGTGCGTGAATCTTTATTCGCAAATTCAGGGATTTCTTTTTGGAGTATTTGCAATTGTTCTGTAAGATAAGCTTGTTTAGCGTTCTGTTGGGCCACACTATTTTGCTGTGAAGCCTGTTGGAGTTGTGCCATTTGCATATCATGACTAGCCTTTGCCTCTTCATACTCAAGATTCTTTTGCATGTACCCAATAGGGTCAGCATCAAATTCCTCTTTAGTAGGTTTAACTGGCGCAGGTGCAAATCCTCCATTTTGGAGTTGATTGTATAAATCAGCCATCTGCTGACGTTCATTATTCAAGGCTGTGTAGACTGCTTCGGCTTCTTTCTTTGCCGCCGCAACTTCCTGCATACCTTGTTGGACGTACTCTTGTCCACTATAGCCTTGCTTTAAGTCTTCTAAGGTTACCTGTTTCTCTTGTCCATCTACCTTGACAAAATGTAATTCAGGCTCTTCTTGACTTGGCTCTTCTATAAGGTCTTCGTCATCCGAATCAGAAGCTTCAATTTCAACTTCTTCATCTTCTTCAACTTCTTCAGTCTCAGACTCAGCAGTAGCTTCTACTTCTTCAGTAGCCTCTTCTGTTGCCTGAACTTCTAAAACTTCTTCAGTTGGTTCTTCACTTGGAGCAACAATGCTCTCTACAGCATCCTCTATGGTGCTGATTGGTTTGGTTTCAGTTGTGTCTTTTGCCACGATGCTGTCTCCTATTTCTTACGTTTGCGATTTTGCATTACTTCATCGGTATGTACCGAGTCGAAATAATCCTCAATCATTCTCAAAGCACGAATAACATCATGTGCTTCCCCTCGCTGTTCCTCTGTTGAATCAGCGTTTACGAACACAGCAACTTGCTGATTCGTGATTTCTGTTATGACCAATTTAAACGTATCATCAGCCTGTAATGTCTTTATCTTAGCAGATTTCTCTACAATTGAAAGTTTGTTAGCCATTAGAATCTACCTCCCTCTACTGCTTTTGCAGGTGATTCTTGTGGGTATCTAGACTCTTGTTGAGCCGCTTTAATTTTTGCAGTATCTACCTGAGTGCCATATTTTCCTAATATTTCTGCTACTTTAATCATCAATTCTTGGTCTAATGCATCACGCTCTCTATCATCTACTGCAAGAGCCTTCTGAGCTTCAATTTGAAGTTTAATCATATTCATTTCTGCGGCTTTATCAGCTTTATACTGTTCTGCTTGTACTAGAGCCTCAGCTTCAGTAATTTCCGGAGACTGTGCCGCCATTTCTTGTTGCTGTTGAATTAACTGAGCTTCAATCTCAGGATTAATAGGTTGGAAATACCTATCGACATTTTTAACACCTTGTAAAGCTAACATATCACCTAGTGTGTTACGTATTCCAGTCATTGTAACTAAACCATTGCCATTGCCATATTGACTCCATATCTGCATCTGCATTGTAAGAGCTTGACCTAAAGCCGCATGTCTTTCAGCTTCCTGACCTGTACCAACACCCACATTTACCTGTATATCCATAGCTGTGTTCCAAACTCTTGGGTCTACTGGTTGGAAATTGCCATGTAAGCGCATTAAGGTCTCTTCACAGCTATTTTCTACTAATATGTTGAGCATTAGCTTAAATAAACGTTTCATGCCGCCCTCGGCAATATTTCGAGCCATAACCTCTATCTGAGCTGAACCTTGTTGAGCTTGTAATCGTGCCGCAGTTGCTGAAGTGTTCTGTAATGCATCAGGGTCTAGGCCCATAGAAGCTCTAGTTACTCCAGTTTTAGCTTCGACAGCATCGTCCATGTATTGCATCGCTTGAAGAACTTGTCCTGCTACAAATGGTGTTGCAATATCTACGAGAGCCTGTGGTGACTTCATTCTAACTAATCCACCAATCTCATTGTTCATTAAATCGTCTACATTGACCTGACCTTGTACGTAACCCTGTCTAGGCGAGTTAGTTAAAGCTACGTTATCCATCATTCCTCTAAGCATAGCAGTTGAAGAGTCTTGGTCATTCATAACTAGGTCTGCAACACTACGTCCAAAGAATGTATGTGGTTCAGGGTCTATTTCAAATACTGCAAATGGAACATCACCATAAGGCTCACACTCTAAAACTGTGTCATCTCCACCTGCCATTAGTATTTTGTACATCATAGCAACACCAGTACCTTCTTTATCCATTTTCATGTAGGCTTCAGTTACAGCTACTTTTTTCATTGAAACGTCTGCTGTTTGTTCGTCTTCTTCTTGCTCATAACCTTTACGTTCAAAATCCTCTGCATCTGAATAAGAATCATCTGAGCTTAAACCTGATAATTCTGAAATCATTTCAAAGTCATAACCCATCTCTACTAAATCACTTACACGCATTTCTGTTCTATGCGCTACAATATATGCATCCTCGATGCTCTTTGCGTTTCTATCTACTAAGAACTCTTCAGGAGGTACAGATTGCATCATTAGCTCACCATTTGATTTTGTGTGGCTTACTTTAAGTGAATGCATAGCTGACTGTGTTTGTACACCTGTTTCATCAATTTCAATGTCTGTTTCTTCAGTATGCTCAATGACCTCTACATCTTCTTCATTGACAATAGCCGCCATTTCTTCTTCTGTTACGTTTGTGTATGTATGAATAGTGGCTGAAGTGTTCTCTTCCCACCAAATCTTTATTACACCTGTTTTTTTAACTAAAGCATCGTGTATAGCATCGTTAAGTAACTTATAACCACTTAACTGTTGAAATTTCCAATGAGCGTATTTAGTGGCCTGTTCTGCGCCTAATACATCTTCCTGACTCGTAGGAATGTACTCTACAGGGTTCTCTGATGATAAAAACACACGCATAAGGCTAGGTTTAATAGCTCTAATAGTGTCTCTGACCTTTGTAGAAACGATTTTTGAACGTCCATCCTCTTGTCCTATGTCTGTCTCACCTTCAAAGTAGCGTTGAGATTTAATTCTATCGTCAGCTATTTCACTTTCAACGAATGATTTTGCGGCATCTAGAGCATCCTTAGCTATACTTTGAATTTGGTCTTCTGTCATTGGTTCTTGTTTCATTATTCTTCCCCTTGGACGTAATCTCTAATTTCTCTGCCTTTTGTTACTGATGCTGATATTAGATTTAAGTTAATACGTGTAGCTAGTAAATTAGATAGATATTCAATATGTTCCATTGTTTGCTGTCCATTCTTAACAGCATTATAAACTTCTTTTAGCTGTGCCATAGCCGCTTTTCCTTTTGTACCAGTCATAGCGTTTGCAAGTTCTTTTAAAACAAGTTTTTTATGTTTTCTAGAAATAGCTTGTGTTTCGTTAATTCTTTGTATAATTTTTCTTGTTGCTTCTATTCCTCTACCCTCTGCCAATGTTTGTCTAATTGTAGAGGCTTCGTCAGTAACATCCTCAATAGACTTGTAAACATTGCTACGTATAGCAGTCTTACTATTTTCTGCTACTGAGATTCTTAATTTAATAGCTACTTCTGCTTTGTCTAGCTCTTTAACCATTTTTTTAAATTCTTTTGGCCCTAACACTAATTTCAATATTGAGCGGTTATCTCTAGATGATAGCTGTTTCCACATTGTATCTAATTCTTTAGAGTTCGGCATTCTTGAAGGTGTTGGTTGCATCCTGCCAATAATAGCCTCTAGATTTGCTCTTATACCCATCCTAGCGTGTGCTAACTCAGCTTCTCCTGCATCTTTAAGCATTCTTGTTACGTTAGCAGGTGATATATGACCATCTAACATGCTGTAACCCATTTCTAAAGCGTTCTCACGTGTTATTTTGTCTTGTCCTAGCTTGACTGCCTTCCTATAATCAGGATTTGCTTTTTTCAAGGCTTCTGATAATGCATGACGTAATCCTAAAGCATCTTTTGCTCGTTGACTTAGTGCAGGTAAGATTTGTCCTACCGCCGGAACACCCGGTGAATTGTATGCTATATCGCTTAATGCACGTTTGATGTAATCAAGCTGTTTCATAGTAGGCATTTGGCCCAAACTAATTATCTCTTTACCTGCCGCATCAGTAGTACGATTAAGAGTTAATTCAGTAATATCATCACCGGATTTTCTGATTGTTTTGTTAATACCGCTTAGTATTTCAGTCAATATATCTTCATCAATATCATCTAGAGCTTTTTTAACTGCTTCTCCTTTCGGAGTTAAATAATCAATTTGGTGAGCGTATGCTTTTTTATATGCTTTATCTCTTGCCGGTTTAGACTTTCTAGCGTTTTCTGCCGCTATCTCAGCCGGGTCTGCTTTTATATCAGGATGGTCTTTCATGTATGGTAAATCAGCTATATTCTGATTCATTGCAGTATCTAGATTTTGATATGTGGTATTAACCCTAGTCTTTAATGCTGTATTGACTGCTGATGCACTTTCTCCACCTGCCGCCGCTACTGCATCTGTAATAACTTGTGTGGCTATATCTGCATCTGCAATCATCCCCTCATTACCGGCTCTTCTTAAATTTGCTAACATATCCTCTAGCGTTGAACCTGTCTCACCAATAGTTTCTTTAATAATTTTTGCGGTATCTTTTGTGACTTCAAACAATGATGCTATAGCTTCTGTGCTTTTATCTTTAAGTCCATTTCCTATTCTTGACCATGCATATTGTATAGGCATTATTGCTGTGTTTGCAACTGAGCCTAATCCTGCTCCCCATATACCTTGAGAAATAGCTTCATCAACTCTTCCACCCTCCTCACCTGCACCATATCCATAGACAGTACCTTCTGTACCACCTATTATGCCACCAGTACCAAACAATGTCATTCCTTTCCATAACTTAGGTAAGCCATTAATCCATTTATAAAGCTGTTGTGCTTTTTTAGTTGAACCTGCCATGTAACCAGTCAGTAATCCACCTGCTACGTTAGCGGCTATTGCGGATTTTCCGTAAGCTTCATCGAAATCTGCATCAATTTGCGCTGACTTAGCTGAGATTTCATCACCAGTCATTAATAGGTTTTCCGGGAGACCGGGTTTAGTAAATGTTCCTCCACCTTGGTCAGCAAAATCTCCTTGACCAGTAGCGGCATGGTATAACCAGTTTACACCATCGTTCATAGCTCCCATAAATTCATCTCTGTAACTTCCTAAGCCTAGACCACCTTCGACAATGTTTCCTGTTAGACCTGCCATGTAATTAATTGGGTTCTGTGTAAAGCCAACATTCTCCATTGCTTTCACTTTTGCATGTACCTCAGAAGGATGTATCTCGCTTTCTCCTTTTGAGTATGCCATAGCCGCCGCAACTACGTCTTCATTATCTGTAACGATACGATTAGGTTGGTCTACATATTGAATTATGCCAATAGGACTTTGTACTACTATTTGACCCTCATCTAATGTAGCGAGTAATTCTTGTGCAGGTCTTGTTTGTTGAGTTATGTTTTCTGCGGCTGTAGCCGGAGGTATAACACCATCATTAGTTAACTGATGTTGAGCTGTTGGTACTATTTGGCTGTCTGCTGTGTTTGCAAGTAACTGTTCATTAACTAGAACATCTGTATTACCTAACCCTTCTGACTCAATATAAGCGGCATCTATAACTTCTTGTGAGTGAGTTTGCACTTCACCTTCAGGATACAGCTCTTTAATTAAAGCGGCTATCTCTTGAGCATCAGCAATATTACCTGCTTTGTCTGCTTTATTGAGTGCTGTATAAAGTTCTTCTAATGTAGGCATACTTTATTTTAGATTATATTTATCTGCTAATTCATTAGCTCGTTCTACTGAAAGTATGTTTTCTACTTCAGGTGGTTTCCATGCCTCTAATGGCTTCACATCTATGTGTTTAAGTTTGCGGCTTCTTTGGTAATCATCATAATAACCATCTTTTAAAGCCTTGTTGTATGCCTCAATTACCATTCTTGAATATTTACGTCTGTACAAAGTCATTCTGTGGAGAGCTTCAGGTGTCATTTTTCTTTCACCAGTCATAACCTTAATCAAGAAATCTCTCTCTGCCGGTGTATCAATACCACGTGCGCCGATACCTAGTATGGCAATCATTCCAAATACATCACTACCAAGTAAAGCTTCGAGTAATTGTGTATCTGTTGCTGAATTAGCAGATTCTTCTGACAAGCCAAACTTAGCCATAACTTCGTCTACTGTCTGATAAAAACCGCTTAATGCACCTAAGTTCGGGTCTCCTTCTGTAATAATTTGTAACACTTGGTCTAATTTTCTTATGTTAGCTTCTGCTTTTCTAACTGCTTTAATGTCTTTCATATCTTCAACAACTAAAGCGGCTTGTAATTTTTTATCATATTCAGCATCACTTATATCAGCTTGACTTAAATCAACATTAACATTTGTATCACCACCACCATAATCACGAAAGAATGCTTTGTATTCATCTGTTCCCGGTATGAGTCCTGCTTGTTTAGCTCTGTAATTCATAGTTTTAATAGCATCAGTCATACCATCATCGGCTGTGTAATTAGATATTAAATCTATCTTTCTATTCATTAGCTCGTTTGGTTTCATACCGCTTTCTTGTGCTAGTAACTCTAATTCGTCCATTTTCTTTTCAAAGTCTGATTGTCTCTCTGAAGGTATTCCAAGTAACTCCAACATCTTAGGAGATATTGGGCCTTTTGCTTTTAATTCATTGTACATATCTATTTTCTTTTCAAAGGCTTCTCTTGTAACAGCAGTACCTAATAATTGGTCTAATCCAATTTCTCTTTGCTGTGCAGTTAATATACTGTCTGGACTATCATCAGTAAATAATTCAAATTTTTTGTCAAATTCTGTTTGAATAGGCACAGTAATACCGGCTAATGCTTTCTGTTCATCACTAGCATTCGGATTATCTTTTAACCATTGCATTTTTTCTGCAAATGCTGACATAGGCTCAACTTTTATAGCCATTGAGATAGCTTCAGCAGGTGGTAACACTCCCTGTTTAACCATAGCGGCTAAATCTACTCTACCATTAGGGTATTTATCTGAAGTCATACCTAATAAAGCTTCTACAGTAGCGTTTTTGTTCGCAGATGCGGCATCAGTAGCACGTATATCGCTAATTCTGTTCTCAAAACTTTCGTGCATAGCTTGGTCAGGCTCTAAACGCATTGTATTGAAGCCTTGTCCTAGTCTGTACACCTGTTCTTGTGACATCCCGGCAAACATCGAGTTACTAATGTTTGTAAGACCACTCATGAAGCCTTGTTTCTCTTCGTCCTCGTCATTACCGCCTAACAGGCCACTTCCAAGTAAAGCTCCTCCTAACATTTGTCCTAGTCCTAAACTCATCTCTATCTCCTAAGCCGCATTACCGGTATAAGCGTTTGCACCTAGTGTTAGGTAATCAAACAGACCCGGTGTCTTCGTTTGTGTTACTGTATTTGGTGTATTAACAGGATTGGCATTCAATGCGCCTGTTACATAACCAAGACCCTGTGCAGGATGATTAACAAATCCTTGATATTGTTGTTGTGCCGCATCAAATAGAGCTTGTTGTAACGCTTGTTGCTGTGCGCCTTGTTGTGAAAGGTTTCTATTAACTTGTTGGCCCATTCCAAATCCAAGATTAGATAATTGACCTAATTGATTAGCCGCACCTAATCTTTGTTGCTGACCTTGTAGACCTGCTGTTTGATTAGCTAGTGAAGCTTGTAGTTGATTAGATATATCCTGTAATCCTGCTTGTTGATTTAACTGTTGTCCTTGCATTCCTGCTGATTGATTAGCTAGACCTGCCTGTAATGCATTTTGTTGGTTTGCTAATTGTCCTTGCATGTTATTAGCTTGATTCGCCATTTGTCCTTGCATATTTAAACCAATATCTTGCATCGCCGCATTCTGTGCGTTTTGATAACCTGCTTGTCTAAGTCCTGCTGATTGTTGACCCATCATGTCTGCTACACCTCTGCCCATCTCACTCATAGCTATACCATGTCGTGAGCCACCAAAAGCATTAGCGTGTTGAGCTTGTGTGCCTAATTGGTCAAGACCTATGTTTGCTCCTCTCAATATATCTGCTTGTTGAGCATCAATAACTTGTGAAGTGTAAGGATTCATGTATGGAGCTAGACTTGTAGTAGCTAATTGATTAGGTGTTACATTCGTTCCTGTAACGTTAGTTCCTGTTACATTAGTTGGAGTAACTGAAGCACTTTGACCTGCCACACCAACCTGACTTGGAGTATATCCCATGCCTAATGCAGTACCCATCCCTGCACCCTGTATGCCCTGAGCCGCTAGGCTGTTAATGTTTGGTGGAGCTGTTTGTCCGCCGGGTAGTCCTTGATTTGCCATTATAACCCCCTCACTTTGCCACTTCGGTCACGTAGTATTTTATAGCTTCCACCACTACCCATTGTCGTGCCAAAATTTGATTTCTGTTTTCGATATGCGTTGTCTGATTCACTTACTGTACTATTTGCCGCTATTTGCTTTCCATGACTTTTCTGTAATGCCGGTGACCATGTAGAAACATCATAATTAGGTACAAATGTTGGGTCACCACTTGGGCCTCTTGAAGGTCTAAAACCTCCACCGCCTCCACCGCCTCCACCACCACGTGCTACATTAGCAGGTATAGCATTACCAAATAGGTTGTTGTATGCCGCCATGTTTGCAGGGTCTCTAGCTGTAAGTTCTGCTAAAGCTTGGTCATATAGTCCGATAGAGCCATAACCTTTAAAGCCACCGGCATATTCTGTTGGAGTAGGTGTTCCAGTTGTAGCTGATAGTGTGCTATTAGGGTCTAGCAAACCAAATGCTTTTGCCGCACCAATGTTATTGTTCATTGCCGCATTTTGTGTTTCATTGAAGGCCGCAACCTGTGGGCCTGTGTATGGCATGTATTTTAATTGCTGTACCTGTTCAGCTCTTCGTAAATTTCGCTCTGCCGGGCCTCTAACCCAATCAGGTATCGTTGTTGCTGTTTCTTTCTTACCGCCTTTTCCGCCGCCACTACTCATGTCAAAACTCCTTTAATAAAGTTGTAAACTGTTCTGACCAACCTTTAGGTTCGAGAATCTTCTTCCACCCTCTCCGACCAGTAACAGTCATCCCTATACATCCTTGGTGTTTACCCCAAGTTATTGCATCATCATGCATGTCTGTAATCTGTTTAATTCCGTAGCCTTTATCGCCACCTGCTAAGAATACATGAAGTACCTTCTTATTAGGATACACTACTATCTCAGTTACTGCACATCCGTTTGACCCCATCCATAGTTGAAAATCTCCTTTCATTACACCATCTACTATGTCTTTAAAGTTATGCGTTTCGCCACCTTTTTTAAGAGCTGACTCTATCCAGTCTTTACCACGCATTAAATCTTCTTGTATACTCATGGGTCTAATTCTATCCTTACCCAAGCATTATTCTTTGATACTACTATTGTGCCTTGAGCTTCATCCCACATAATTATTCCATTTTCAGTTGCCTTAGAATCAGAATCTTTATGCTGTAATGTATTTCTAGTAGATGTTAGATACTTAATGATACGTTCTCCCCATATCTTCCAGTTACTACCTAATGGTGGTGGAGGTGTTGCTACACTCATCGTCTTCCTCCTGCATTAGCTTCTATTCTCATAACTCCTGACCTCCAATTAGTGTTTCCTACACCCTGAACCTTCATTCTTACTTGTCTACCACTAAATCTAACATCTGTTGGATTCGTCAGAGTATAAGCACCATGCGATGTCTCTGTCGCATTCGGATAGAATCTTGATTTAAAGGTTACATTAACTTCTCCCTGTGTCGTTTCGTCAGGTATGAGCTGAGTAACTTTCATTATAGTATCGCCATTTCCAAGACTAATCGGGCCGCTCTCTGCATAAGGTTTGGCTGAACCTGTATGTGCATGTCCTGTCTCGTGATTGTATAAGTCACCATCTGCATCACACCATATAGGATTTTTAAACACACCTATATCAACACCTGCTGTCCTGTCTAGTACACCTACATTCCAATGACCCTCTTTGTAATCCAATGAAATATATCTGTTGTTTTCAAGATTACCTGCACTCGGATAAAACCACCATATCTCACCATGTTGTGAATTATGTACTGCATAGACCTTGCTCATTTGTGAAGTATTAATGTCATCGAATACATAATCCAACGCTTCACAAGGTAATTCTTTAGCTGTTGAGCCATCGAATGTGAAGAATCCTTTCTTGCCCATCCAAAATGCACCCTCATCTATTGCTACAGCTCCTTTTCTTGATGCTACACCACAGGCTGTACCAACTCTCTCGAATCCATATATGAATGGCGGCCCTGAGTAAGTAGCTACATGTGCATCATTATCTGTCAGGATAAGTGTAGCACCTCGCATTCTTAGTCCACACATAATTTGACCAGTAGTCTGTAATTCAAAATCACCTGCTTCGTTTGTTGCCGCAGGTGTCCAAACTGTGTTCGCTTCCTTATCGCACCATGCAACCTTTCTAGGATTACCACCTGCTCCGAGGGCGAATACGAATCTCTCTTCAGTTACCACCATTGATTTATTTCCTGTTGGAGCATTAGCAACTACCTGTGCAACTACCCCTGTATTGAGTTGCCACTCATGAATCCTTCCAT